TTATTCTGGTCAGAGTTTTGTGCCAAGTAACTCACCTCTTATTTACGGCCCACAAAGAAACCCAGTTAATTGGAGCGAATTAAATATAATATTTGACTTATGAAACCAAAATTAAAAAAGGATAATGAGAATGGAATATGGACCGCATATTACATATCAGAAACTAAACAGGAATATAAGACTGTTGGTCATACGCCAGCTGAAGCCGTCAACGCTTTTTATAAAAGATTTGGTAAAAAACTCGGTGTTAAAAGAAAGGGGGGTCTAGGGGGTAGGGGATGATGTGGATAGTTTTAGATCAGTTTGATCTAATCGCCATAATCAACATTCACTATCTTACTCTTGTGTCCCTTTTCCTTTATTTGGTTAAAGTGTTTTGCTCCGTTTCTGCTGTCTGAGTAATCTTTATAGTACTTCTGCTTAACTGGATCAACGCCCCCATTATTTTCTGCTCTTGCTTCCCCCAACTCTTTACTATAATCCATAATATCTCCAAAAGTGCCCTTTTTACCTGCAGTTTTTTCTCTGAACTGTTTTTCGCTATATGCGTCGATCTGAGTGTCTATTGATGCATTTGGTATAGTGAATACTCTTTTCCATTCAAGGCCGTCAGAATCAAAGTATACATGCTTGTCATTCATTCCTTGAACTTCGTCTCTGTATTCTTCTTGTTCGGGATGTTTATAGGTATAGATAGGCATATTGTATTATACACAAACAGGGGCAGTATTTCTACTACCCCTGCTTTTTATTTGTTTTTAAGTATTATTTGTTATTTGATTTGGATGGAAATTGTTTCCTTTATTTGTTTTTTTGGCATTGTGATTTTTAGTAGGCCATTTGACATATTAGATGTTACATCTGATGGACATACTAAATCATTAAGCGCGATGGAAAACTTTTTATTTCTATCTTCTTTATTTGCTTCAACCCTTAGAATTTCATTGTTTACTGTAATTTTGACGTCTTTTTTTGAAAATCCAGCGAGTTCAAATTCCGCTGTATAAACATCATCACTACTTTTAATCCATTTGCATTCTTTGGGATAAGCCCGACTATCTGGTTTGAACAGTTCTTCGAATAAGGTTGTCATAACATATATATTGCAGTTTGCATGCCAAGCTTAAAACCTAGGAAATATGGGCTAAGATACCATCTACTGTTTTAGAATAGGTAAATTTGTCTGCCAATTTTTGTCCCTCTGTGTTAATTTGTCCCACCTTAGTTTCTGCTTTTTCCATAGCGGAAATAACATCATCTTCTTCCCATGAATAAAAATGACCTTGATTAAATGGGCTTCCTTTAACGAAGAATTTTCCATCATGACAATCTATTTTTGAACTGGATTCTATTAATATTGAATTATCTTTAGTTGCCCAATCTTTATGTGAGGTTTCGTTCAAGACGATGCTCCACTTCCCTAAACAGGTAGAATTGAAAGATGGTAGATTCCATCCTTCGCCTCCAGATAGACCCGTTAAATCAATATCTATAGCATTCAGAAGCTCATTAACTTCTTTGTTAGTTTTTAAGAATGGCAAGAAGTTAACATTAGTATACCTATTGCCTTCAAGGGTGTGATTTATCATCTGAGACATGTCTTCCTCTTTAAAGAAAGGGTTTGTTATACAGCAGCTTAACTGGTATTTATTGTTGTTGCCGTATTTTTTAACCCAAGCTTTAATTATCTTGGCTGTATGCTTTCTGTTTTCAAACTTTCCCATTAAGCCGAAATGAACAACGTCATTTAGGTATGTTTTTTTTGTTTCAAAAAACTCCTTGTCAAACCCAATAGGAACATAATTTGATCCAAACTTTTCAGCAGCATAAGATGAGCTAAAAATTGTTTTTGTCTGAGCATTACAAATCTTTTTTTCTGTATCAGTTGGTTCTGAGCACTCATAAAAAGTATACAGATATTGATTTGGGTTCTTTCTGTTTTCAGACCCATTCAGATGCCACACCTTAATAGAAGGTATGTCAGCAGACAAAAAATCTAATCGGTTGTTAATGGCTTGTTGAAAGAATGCTTGATCTTCGCTGGAAATATCGTAAGCAGAAAGGTCAACATTTGATTCGTTCATTGGCCAAATGCCAACATCATGTCCTTTGTTTTTGAGTTCCTTGATAATGTTGTAACCAACATTACCAAGGCTCAATGAATTAAGGGGTGTATCTACTAGGATTTTCATTTAAAATGGGATGTCTTCATCAGTAGCACCAGCTGCTACAGGTTCCTTTTTATCAGTTGTTTTTCCGTCTGATTCTCCTCCTCCATTTAGGAATTGAAAACTACTACCAGAGATAAACATTTTGTTGTATGTTTTCCCTTCTTTTTCCCAAGAGGACTGACGTAGTTCTCCTTGTAGGATGATTGCCCTACCCTTTTTTAGGTACTCGTTGGCTACTTCCGCTTGCTTATTCCAAAGCTCCGCGTCCACGAAGCATGGTTCTTTTGCTCTGTTCCCAGAGATGCAAAGACGAATCTTGCAAACTTTGGCACTACCTACTTCTCTTAGTTCTGGATCTGCTGCCAGATGTCCTGCTGCTACTATTGTATTATACATAATTTTGGTCGAATTTATTTTTTACTTTTTGGATGAATTTGTCGTGGATGTTTATGCATCCCTGAATGCTCATATTGAGTTCTTCCGCCGCTTTTTTCCACGGCACTAACTTAGTATTGCTTGTATTGTATCTAATGTCAATGATTTTTTTTACTCTTTTATCTTTTTCTTCAGAAAGCATTAAGCTGAACATATCTAGAGCCTCTATTTTGGATAGTTTTTCAAAAGAATTTTCCTCACCAGATGGTCTTGAATAAATCTTTTCAATGGATACTTCTTTCTTGTTCTTCTTTTTATTTAATTCATTTAAACATTTCCATTTTGTCTGGTTAGCTAAAAAAGTTGAGAATTTACTGTTTCTACTTGGGTCGTAATTTAGTGCTGAAGTATATATAATGTAATCTTTATCATCGAGGATGGAATCCCTATTGATAGCGTTTCTTTTGTTCTTGGTATATTGATCGACAATATAAACGTAGATACCAGAATGTCTGTCTATCAATTCTAGTAAACAACCATCATCTCTATGCTCTTTTATTTTATTTATAAGGGACAGGTCGCTTTCCATAAGTCAAATGTTTTTTCTGTTATTAGTTGATCTAGTATTTCCATAGATGTTAATTTTAATATTTTCTCGTCATCAAAAGAACCTATGCAAAATGATAAGTCAACATTGTTTGATAATTCCGAGTTATTAATCTTTTCGTAATCGTTTGCTGGTTTTATTCCATCTCTCTTAAGCATTATGGAGAAACCTTCTTTAGACTTAACCCAGTCTAGTTCATTTTCAAATCTTAAATCTGTAATTATATTGACACGGTCTGTAGATAATGATTCTTCTAGTTTATTGATCCATATGTTATTGTCTATTGATCTCATCACATCTGTTCCCCAACAGACAAGGAAAGGTCTAATTATAGACTTTTCTATATCATTGTCTGTAAAAGCAGAAATTCCAGTTTGTTCTAATAAAAACGAATCTACAGAACTTTTAAGCTCGTATGCAAAAGATAGGGTTTTAGCTTTGATACCTAAGTCCTCAAGTATAGATACTATATTATTACCCAATGTATCCTTGCCGCATCTAGCATTTCCAGAGATGCTTATTATTTTACCTGCTAAGTTGTCCATTGATACCCTCATTATTCATCATATTTAATTAAAGTCAACTGTTTTCTTTACTAAATCAGCATTATTTTTTTAAAAGTATTGCTTTAAAAAAAAATGGTTAGCTATACGATATTTTTAAATCTTCTCCGTATAGTATATACTTATCGAAGAAGTGGTATATACTTATCGGTAGGTTATTTAAAATATCGTATAGCAGTACTAGCGAAGACTATTCGATATAATCGTTAAGTAATTGTTCTTCGAAGGCCATAAACTAATCGTTTTATTATAAAAACCCTTCAATATATTTCTAAATAAATTTTTATTTTTTTTCAACTTAAATATTTCACTAAATTTTTAAGTTGACTGTGAACTAAAATTGGCTAAAGTGTAACTTAATGAAGCGGGGCATATAGGGGCTTTTTCATGGCCAAAACCGTCAATTTCAAACCTAAAAAACAAAATAATAACAAAGATGAGCATATTCGAGGAACAAATATCAAGGAAACCTAATCACTATCCATGGGCAGAAGAATTTATTGAGGTGATGCATAATGGTTTTTGGACTGATAAAGAATTTAGCTTTTCCTCTGACGTTCAAGATTTTCACATCACAATGGATGACCAGCAACGTGAGATTATCATAAGAACTCTTTCTGCTATTGGTCAAATTGAAGTTGCTGTTAAAAAATTCTGGGCTAAACTAGGAGATAACTTACCTCACCCATCCCTTACAGATCTTGGTTATGTAATGGCAAACGTTGAAGTTATTCATAACAATGCCTATGAAAGACTGTTGAAAGTTCTTGGCTTGGAGGATATTTTTGAGGAAAATTTAAAGTTGGATTTTATTGAGGGTCGAGTAAGCTACTTGCGTAAATATACCCATAGATTTTATAAGGACTCTAAGAAACAGTATCTATATGCACTTATATTGTTTACCTTGTTTGTGGAGAACGTTTCTTTGATGAGTCAATTTTATGTTATCAATTGGTTCTCTAGAAACAAAAATGTACTTAAAGATACCGAGCAACAGGTTAGGTATACAAGAAACGAAGAAAACATACATGCCCAAGTAGGAATTAAGATTATCAACACAATAAGAGAAGAGCATCCAGAGCTTTTTGACGAAGAATTAGAACAAAGAATTCTTCATGAAGCAGAACAGGCTTACATTGCCGAGGCTAAAATTATTGATTGGATGGTAAATGGTATTAATGAAAAAGGTTTAAGCGCTCCACTTCTAAAAGAGTTTATCAAATCTAGGATCAACGACTCGATGGAACAAATTTCATTTAAAAAGGCTTTTGATATTGACAATGATCTAATTAAAGATACAATGTGGTTTGAAGAGGAGTTGATGGGCAACAACTCTACAGATTTCTTCCATTCTCGCCCAGTAGAGTATTCAAAAAAATCACAAACATTTGACTTAGACAGCGTATTTGCATGAAAAAATATTATTGGAACAACGAAACTTCGCAGCGGATCTTAAACAGGGGATATCTTGACGGCGAAAGCTTGATTGGTAGAGTGTTAAGTGTAGGGGAGGCATTTCAAAAAGATTTTGTATCTCGCGCCCCTACAGAACATAAAGACAAATTTTCTGATTTATGTGAGAAATTTGAACATTATATGTCTCTTGGCTTCTTTTCTTTGTCTAGTCCTGTATGGGCTAACTATGGTAGAGACAGAGGGTTACCCGTTTCCTGTAATGGTGTTTTTGTGCCAGATACAATGGAGGGCATCCTAACAAAACAGTCCGAGGTTGGTATGCAAACGAAACATGGTGCTGGAACTTCTGGTTATTTCGGTGAACTGAGAGGTAGAGGTAAGTCTATCAGCACAGGAGGAAGTTCTTCTGGTTCTGTTCATTTTATGGAGTTGTTTGACAAGGTCACTTCTGTGGTATCCCAGAGTAGTGTTCGTAGAGGTTCTTTTGCTGCTTATCTACCTGTCGACCACCCAGATATCGAAGAATTTCTGCGTATCAGATCTGACGGACACCCTATTCAGGACCTTTCTTTTGCTGTTACTATCACAGACGAATGGATGGAGGGCATGAAAGGTGGCGACATTGATAAGCGAAAGATCTGGGCAAAGATCGTTCAGAAGAAGTTCGAATCTGGCTATCCTTATTTATTTTTCCAAGACACAGCCAACAAAAACGCGCCTCAAGTTTATAAAGATAAAAACATGAAGATCTATGCTTCAAATCTTTGTAACGAAATTTCTTTACCTTCTTCACCAGAAGAGTCGTTTGTCTGTTGTTTGTCTTCTCTTAATTTGGAGAGGTGGGATGAAATTGTTGAGACTGATGCCATTGAAACAATGGTTTACTTTCTTGATTCGGTAATGGAAGAATATATTAATAAGACTGAGGATATCCCTTATATGGAGTTCGATCATAATTTTGCAAAGCGTCATAGAGCTTTAGGAATGGGCGTTCTTGGTTGGCATTCTTATCTACAAGACAATATGATTTCCTTTGAAAGTATGGATGCTAAGATGAAAAACGCAGAAATTTTCAGAACTATAAGAGAAAGAGCAGATAAAGCTACAGAAGAATTAGCTAAAGTATTTGGCGAGCCAGAGGTTCTTAAGGGTTATGGCAGGAGAAATACCACGACAATGGCTGTTGCTCCAACTACAACAAGCTCCTTGATTCTCGGTCAGGTTTCTCAGGGAATTGAGCCTACTGTTAATTACTATACAAAGAATTCAGCAAAAGGAAAATTTACAATTAGGAGTCCTCACCTAGAAAGACTCTTGGAATCCAAAGGTAAAAACACAGAGGCCGTATGGAAGTCCATACTTCTTAAAGATGGTTCGGTGCAGCATTTAAGCTTTCTCGATCAACAGGAAAAGGATGTATTTAAAACATTCTCAGAAGTTTCCCAGAAAGAGATTGTGATTCAGGCTTCTCAGCGACAAAAATATATTGATCAAGGACAGTCGTTAAACCTAATGGTTCACCCTAAAGCTTCTCCAAAGGAAGTCAGCGACCTTATGATTTTAGGTTGGGAAATGGGTCTTAAGGGATTTTATTACCAGAGAAGTACAAATCCAAGCCAAGCTCTTGCACAATCCATTATGGAATGTACATCTTGCGAAGGTTAAGATTTCATTATTTTAAAATTTTAGTGTATAGAATTAATATGGAATACGATTTTTCTCAACAAATTAAAGACTTCACCAAGATCTCCCAAAGGAATTCTTGTATACCACATTCTGAATGTATATGTTCTGTTTTGGAGGCAAAAGTAGAAAGAAATAACGACGTAAGCGAAAATCAGGTGACACTAGAACAACTTAAAAAAGTTTACCGTCGTGGTTACGCATCTTATGCTCATTCCCACCTCGTAAATAAAACAAGAGGCCAACTAGCGTTAGCAAGGGTTAACAAATTCTTAAAGCTATCCAATGGAGAGAATGTTGGTGAGGTATACAGCATTGCTGATAAAGATTTATTGGATGGTGAAGAATCTTATTATGTAGAAAGTCCAGAAAAAGCATTTGTCTGTTTCACCGATTTGGAATTAGACCTGGCTTGCATTGACCTTATTAAGGCTGGAGTTGAAAAACGAGACCAAAATGAAGATTGCGAAGAATTGTTCTATTCAGAAGCAGAAAAAAAGACCTTAAACAAACCCTTCAGACTAAAAGGAGAAAAAAAGAAATTTGGTGTTTATGTTAAAAGTCCCAAAACAGGTAACATTATTGTCGTAAAGTTTGGTGATCCAAACATGGAAATTAAGAGAGATGACCCTGATCGCCGCCGAAGCTTTAGAGCTAGACATAAATGTGATACAGCCAAAGACAAAACTACACCCCGCTACTGGTCTTGTAAGATGTGGAGTAAAAAACCAGTTAACAAATCAGTCTCTTCTGAAGCTGTTGAGTGGGATGAAGAAGAACTTGTAAGTGAGTGGGGCTGGGATGAATCTTGCGTTTTAGATCATGATGACTATTTCTGTGGTTTTGACCACTTAAAAAACTGCGAAGTAGTTGAAAAAGACGATATTTGAACTATGATCTTTTGTGGATCAAAAACCTAATATCTCGTTTTGCATAATAACTAATGGAGAACGCCCTAGTGAGACTAATCTTTGCATAAAATCTATACATAGAAACTTTACAAGTTTCTCCGATTATGAGATATTAGTTATAGGTAATAACGTGGGTCAATTTTCTTCCCCTCACGTTAAAGTAATAGAGGATAATATCTATGTAAAATACCTAGGCAAACGCAGAAATATAGGGACTGAAAATTCTTTTGGTGATGTTATTGTTCATTGTGATGATGATATGATATTCCCTCCTAACTGGTATCAAAATTTCAAAGATTATGATAGGAAAAATAAAGATTGGCAAATATTAGGTAACAAAGTTTTGATACCTTGTGGTAATAGATATTACGACAGATGCACTTATACACCTACGCATCAGATGGTTGATTACGACTTTGATGATTCAGCTCCTGGTACTCTTCTTTATCAATCTGGCGCTTTTTCTATTTGCAAAAGATCTCTACTTGAAAATATTTGCTGGAACAATGAAATCCCATTCTATGGAAAACTTAATGGTTTTGATTGTAATGAAGATGTAGATTTCTCCAGAAGACTAAAAGAAGCTGGCATTAAAATATCCTTTGATGAAAAAAATACCGTTTGGCATAACGATTATAGCTACTATTACAAAAACAACTTTGCTTACAAAAAAAGCGAGGAAGACATAAGTGATTATAAATGCCTAGATTTTGTAACGCTTTTAAATTTCTTAACAAGATGAAAGAAAAACCAAAAATAGGCTTGCTTATAATAGCTACGAATAAATATACTGATTTCTTAAATAAATTAATATCTAGTGCTGATGATTTCTTTTTAACAGATTCTAATGTAGAATATTTTATATTTACAAACAATAAAGATATAGATATTTCTTCAGAAAGAAAAATTAACATAGTAGAAACAAAACATAAGGATTGGCCTTGGATGACGCTTGGCAGATATAATATATTCAACCTGCATAAAGAAGAATTATCTAAAATGGATTATTTATATTATTGCGATGCGGACATGAGATTTGTTGATTTTGTCGGCAGCGAAGTAATAAGTGATAGAGTTTCCACTCAACATCCAGGTCTTTATGGAAGAAGAGGTACTCCAGAAACGAATCCAAATTCAACAGCTTATGTATCAATTTTTGAAAACATGCAATATTTTGCTGGCGGGTTTAATGGTGGATCTAGTGAGGAATATTTAAAGATGTGCGAAACATGTTCTGAAAATATAAAAGAAGATGAAAGTAATAAAATAACTGCAATCTGGCACGACGAGAGTCATTTGAATAGATACTTTATAAACAATCCTCCCACTAAAATACTGGACCCAGGATATTGTTACGGAGAGTCTTTGCGCCCACCATTTAAGCCTAGGTTAATAGCTCTAGATAAAGACCACAAAGAAATAAGATCATAAAAGATGAAACAAAAATATTTTATAATACTAACGTCTGGTAGGACTGGATCTACCCTTCTCGTAAAACTTCTAAACACTGGTACCGAAAACAATTCTTTTTACGGAGAGTTTAAGACTCACCCAATAGAAGATTTATCAAATACCCTGAAAGCTCTAAACGACCACGGAAAGTTTATTGAGAAAAGCTTTGAAAACAATTGGGTTGTTGAAAATTTAAATCACCCTTATTACAAAAGGGGAGACTTAAGAAGCGAAAAATGGAAGATCGAAAACTTAGAATATTTGGAGGAAGCTAAACAACAAATTTTATTAAACTATTTTAAACCTAAAGATAAAACCTGCGGTTATAAACAACTGTTTAACAGAAACAAGGAAGCGATTCAAAACATATTAGACTCAACAGATAATGTATATTTTTTAGTCAATACTAGAAACCCAGAAGAACTTTCAAAATCTTACATCCGTTCTGGTTTTTCTAAAAATCACCCATCGTCACCTGACGAATTAGAATCGGTTATGCAAGAATATAAAGACTTGGTGGATTTAGATAAAGATAGAATATTTGAAATAGATTATTCTGAATTCACTGACCATAAAAACGAAAACTTAAAAAAACTTTTCGACTTTGTAGGTTTAGAATACAACGAATCTAAGATAATAGACTGTTTAAATTTCAAGTTACCTCATTAACAACGTAATGATTTCTATATTATTAGCAATATATAATGGAGAAAAATATCTCAGAAATAGTATAGATTCTATTTTGAATCAGACTTTTAAAGATTGGGAGTTACTGATAGGCTTTAACGGAACTACAGATTCATCAAAAGAAATTATAAAAGAATACAAAGATACGAGAATAAAAACGTTTGATTATGGAGACGACAAAGGTAAAGGCAAAACCTTAAACAAGTTAATAAAAGAGTCTCAATACGATTGGTGTGCAATTCAAGACGATGATGATGTATGGGAAAAGGAAAAACTAAAAAAACAAATCAAACATATCTCGGATTATGATGTAGTAGGATCATTTATAAACTATATAGATGAAAAAGGATTTTTAATTGGAGGTCCCAATTTATCGTCTAGCCATAATGAAATCAAAAGAAGAAGTCTTGCTGGTTCAAATCAAATTGCCAATCAAAGCGCTATATTTAAGAAGTCAGCCGTAAACTCAATTGGAGGCTGGAATGAAAACATAGAAGGAATAGAAGATTATGATTTGTGGTTAAGGCTTCTCAGGTGTGAATATAAATTTTTCAATGTACCAGAATACTTGTGCTTCCATAGGTTGCACAACAAAAGTAACTTTAATATAAAAGAACAAGACGTAAGCAAAATTTTATAAATGTCTAATGTAAATAATAAATACAAAAACATATTCATACATATACCTAAAAATGCTGGGTCATCAATGGAGCAATTGTATTACGTAGGTGGTTCAGGTCATCGCACTTTAAAAGAAATTGCAAACAACAATAATAAGAGTTTTTTACCTTGGGCTTTTGTAAGGAATCCTTACGATAAAATTGTTTCGCTGTTTCATTTTTGGATTGGAGAGTCAGTACCGATGGCTTTAAGTTGCGATGGTTTTGAAGATTTTATTAAAAGTTATGTAAAAAAACATACGACCAATAACATTAGCGAGTATCTTCAAGATCGTAATTATTTTAACGTAGGAATACAACCGCAACACATCTTTTTACAAAACGACTTATTCAAAACTGATGATATTTTTGTAGGAAAATTTGAAAACATAGATTCCGATTTTAAGAAAATAACAGAAAACATATCAGAAAACTGTGAGCTGGATATTAAATACGAAAAACTACACAAAAAAAATAGTTCAAAAAGAGAAGACTTTAAAACATATTATACTAGATATTTATACGATTTGGTATACGATATATACGAAGAAGACTTCTTAATGTTTAATTATAAAAAAATATGATAACTATATGCATAACAACATTCAATAGGTGTGAAAGAACTGTTAAATCATTTATCTCCATTGTTGATGATCCAAGGGTATCAGAAATAGTTATTTGTGACGACTGCTCTGAAGATTTAATTTTTAAAAAACTAGAGCATAAAATAGAAACAATAAACAACACAAAAATAAAGCTTTTTAGAAACAAGGAAAACAAAGGAGCTTTTTTAAATAAGGTAGAATCAATAAAGAAATGTTCCAACGATTGGGTGGCATTAATTGATTCTGATAATGAAATTGACAAATCATATATAGACAACCTGCCAGAACAAAAAGATAACAACACCTTCTACCTACCTTCTATAGCTGTTTGCTCGAGCCCATATTTAAACTTTAGTAAATATGCTGGTAAATCTTTAGATAAAAATGATTTTTGTGCTATTATAGATAAAGCTTTAGCAAATACTGGCAACTATTTTTTTAATAAAAACACCTATTTAAAAGCTATAGAAAAAGAAACGAACCTAATAAACCCCTACGGCTTATGTTCGGCTTACCCAGTTTGGTTGTGTTATAAATACATAGAAAAATTTAAAGTTGAAGTTGTGGAAGGTTTACATTATAAACATGGCTTAGGTAAAGATAGTTGGTACCTAGCAAATCAAAATAAGTCACTGGGATTAATTAATTTTTTCAGAAGAAACATATAAAATAATGGCATACGGGAAAGAAAAAAAAACACACCTAGGTGGTTATATTGTAAATATAACAGATCATGGAGATCCTAATAGTTACGCTATCGAAGTTTGGGACGAAATGATTGGTGCTGGTATTAAGTCTGTTTTAGATATAGGTTGTGGAGAAGGCCATTCCACAAAATATTTTTTAGACAAAGGAATAAAGTGTGTTGGCGTCGAAGGAGGGGAAATAGCATACAATAACTCTCCAGTTAAAGACGATTTAGTCCTACATGATTATACAGAAGGCCCCTTTGTGCCTATTGATAAATTTGACGCGGCTTGGTGTTGTGAATTTGTTGAACATGTAGATGAAAAATACTGTCAAAACTTTTTAGATAGCTTTTCTAAATGCGATTTTATATTCATGACACACGCAAACATTGGACAAGAAGGCTATCATCATGTTAACTGTCAAAACTCTGAATATTGGATCGAAAAAATTGAAAAGATTGGGTTTTATTTTTCTCCTGAAATGACGAAGCACTATAAAAAGCTCTCTCCACAATGCATGCATCTAAAAAACCTAATTGTATTCAAAAAATGAAGCTAGATACAGAAAGAATGACTGGCTTTGGTGCTTATCGGGTTGATGGATATGATGTGAATTATTTATTCGGTCTTCGGGACCTATGTGAAGATTTCTTGTCTAAGGAAAGTCATGTATTAGAGTTGGGTTGTAATGACGGGGTCAGCACAAGATTGTTTTGCGAGTATACCAATGAAGTTACAGCTGTTGACATCAACTTAACAAAAAAGTTCAAATCACTTTTGAATGATTCTTCCAATATAAAATTTTACCATTTGGACTTCGATTTATTTTTTAAAAAAAACACGAACAAATATGATTTAATATATATAGACGGACCACATGATTATTCTTCAGTAAAAAGCCATATAGAAAATTGTAAAAAGATCATAAAAAAACACGGGGTAATATGTGGTCATGATTACCACTCTGAAGTTGGCGTGATTGAAGCAGTTAACGAATCTTTTGGTAAAGAAAACATCAAAATTTACTCCGATAGTTCCTGGGCAGCAACAAATATATCATGATAATTATTAAAATACAAGGAGGCTTATGCAATCAACTTTTTCAGTGGGCTTATGGATACGCACTATCAAAAGAACATGATGTTTATTTTGACACATCTTTTTTTGATAATCAAAATATAATGTCTCCAGTCTCTATTCGTGATTATGAACTACCAAAAATAATCAACAAAGAAATACCACTAGCCACAAAAGAAGTTTTTCATGATTTTTCATCCAAGAGAATACAAATGGTTCTTGATAATTTCCACTACTCAAACATAAAATTTGAAAAGGATGAAAATTATTACCTAAATGGATATTGGCAGTCCGAGTCATTTTTTAATAAAGTTAAGGATGAGGTTGTTGATTCGTTTAAATTTCCAAAACTCGATGATTTTGATTTCAAAGATTCATGTTCTATACATATAAGAAGAGGAGACTATTTAAACCTTAAAGATTTTCACACTCACCAAACCTTAGATTATTACGAAAAAGCCCTTGAGATATTAGCCCCAAAAGGTAACGTATTTGTTTTTTCTGATGATATAGAGTGGTGCAAAAAAAATCTTAACTTTAAAAATCAAGTATTTATGGAGGGCAATTCCAACATTGAAGACCTTAAGTATATGAGTTTGTGTGAAAACAATATAATAGCCAACAGTAGTTTTAGTTGGTGGGGAGTTTATCTAAACGAAAACCCAGAAAAGATTGTGGTATGTCCTAAAAGCTGGTTCGGTAACAACACTAATGATTCAGACATTAAAATGAAAGACTGGATACAGATCTAAAAACAAAATGAAATTTTTAATTACTGGAGGGGCTGGCTTTATAGGCAGTCGATTAACAGATATTCTTATAACAGAAGGGCATGAAGTTGTTATTGTTGACAATCTATCAACAGGAAAAAGGGAAAACATTAATTCAGCAGCACACTTTTTAGAGGTAGATATTTCTGTTTCAAAAAATAAAGACATAGTTCTAAATCAGCTTATTGATTGTGATGGTGTTTTTCACTTAGCAGCGTCTACAAAAGTCCAAGAGTCGATAGAACAACCTTTAGAATACAACAAACAAAACGTTGACTCAACTTTAAATATTTTAAACTGGGCAAAAGAAGCAGGAGTAAAAAGAATTGTTAACAGTTCCTCCTCCGCAGTCTATGGAGATTGTGAGTTTATGCCAATTAAAGAACACCAAAAAACAGAGCCCATAAGCCCATATGGTTTGCAAAAGCTTATAGGAGAAGAGTATTGTAAACTGTTCAGTAGAATCTACAATATAGAAACAGTAAATCTTAGATATTTTAATGTTTTTGGAGAACGTCAACCCACAGAGGGATCTTACTGCTCCGTGGTTGGTTTGTTTCTAAATCAAAAGAAAGAAAGAAAACCATTAACAATAGTTGGCAATGGAGAACAAACTAGAGATTTTGTATATGTAGGTGATATAGCTTCTGCTAATGTATTAGCTATGATATCAGAAAATGTTGGTGGCGGTGAATGTCTAAATATAGGAACGAATAAAGCAACATCGGTTAACGAAATAGCTAAATCAGTCGGAGGCAATATAGAATACATTGAAAAAAGGAAAGAGCCAAAAGCTAGTTTATCGTGCAACAATAAAGCTAAAAAATTATTAAAATGGGAGCCCTCGATAAATATTAAAGATTGGATTGAAATGAACGTCTAATTTCATACTATAATGCGACATGAAGAAGGTTATTATCACGGGAGTCACAGGCCAAGACGGTAGTCATATGGTAGATTATTTGTTGGAAAATACCGACATTGATATTATTGCTGGCGTACGCCGACTTTCAGTAAAAAACCATGACAACATAAAACACCTGTCTGACAACCCAAAATTCAAGTTAATTGATCTTGATATTACGGACCAGTCAAACGTGGATTGTGTTATAGCTGAAGAAAAACCAGATTACTTTATTAATTTTGCAGCCAATTCATTTGTGGGGGTTAGTTGGGATATGCCAGAAAACCACATGAAAACAAATTGCATGGCTGTTCTTTATCAACTTGAGGCTATTCGCAAGCACTGTCCAGATTGCCATTACTACAACGCTGGATCGTCCGAAGAGTTTGGGGACGTAGTTACTGCCCCACAGGACGAGACGCATCCACTGCGCCCCAGAAGCCCTTACGGAGCATCTAAAGCAGCAGCAAGACATCTGGTTAAAGTTTGGCGAGATTCTTATCGTCTTTATGCTATACAAGGATGGTTGTTTAACCATGAAGGAACAAGAAGGGGCGAAGAATTCCTAACCCGTAAGGTGACTAAAGGTGTCGCTAGAATTGTTAAAGAAATTAGAGAGGGTAAAACACCAGTTCCGCTTGAGCTTGGTAATTTAGAAGCCAAAAGAGACTGGTCTGACGCTGAAGATTTTGTCCACGGCATTTGGTTAATGTTAAATCAAGACTTAGAGCTTCCAAAGGAATATGTTTTAGCTTCTGGCGAAACATATACTGTTCGTGAATTTGTTGAGGCTGCATTTGGTTTTGCTGGTTTTGGTTCCGATCAATGTTATTGGGTTGGAGAACACTCACAATCCAAATACTACCACGGAGATCAATTACTCGTTCAAATCAATCCGAAGCATTATAGACCAGCAGAAGTTTCCCTTCTTCTTGGCGATCCTAGTCTAGCGGAAAAAGAATTAGGTTGGAAAAGAAAGACTGATTTTTACGGCCTTGTAAAAAAGATGGTTGACAATGACATCAGCCTCTGATAATATGGGCTTATGCCTAGAGGTAAAAAAACATGTCCAGAATGCTCTTTAGAGCTAGGTATCAGGAAAGCAATATGTAACTGCGGTTATGTATTTCCAATTAAGGCTAAAAAGAATACCGTCAAAAAACCCAAGAAAAAGAAAGAGGTTAAAAAGAAAATAAACAAGAGGGAAGTCTTATTTCGTCTTGTTGAAAAACCGCCTGACAATAAAAAGCTTTTTTTTATGAGGGAGATGAAGATATTAAATGACCTCTCCGATAAATATTCTTTAGAGTTTTTATCAATAGTAAACTTTGGTAAAAAGTTCAAATCATTAGGTTACTTCCTGCATGATAAAGTGAAGGAAAAAATGGACATGAAGTGGAGGGCCTTTAATTATAAGGTTGACAAAGATAAATATCCGTATTATAATATTGGAGAAAAGTCAGGAGAAGACAAAAAAGTAAACAAAAAAAAGAAAACAACAAAAGATTTTTTAAATGAGTAAAGAAGAAAACAATTCCATCAACCTACTAGATAGGTTTCTTAAGGCAAATAAAGACGACCATTATAACTTCGAAGAAGAAATTGACTACAAAGTCTCAAGTGGCTCATTGCAGTTTGACCTTCAATTAGGAGGAGGCTTCGGCCCAGGTCTACACCGTTTCTGCGGAATGAACGAAGGAGGTAAAACCTCTGAAGCGTTAGAGGTCGTAAAGAACTTTTTAACCACAATACCAAGGTCTAAAGGTGTTTACATCAAAGCCGAAGGCAGACTCTCCAGTGAAATGAGGGAGAGGTCTGGACTCAAGTTTGTTTTTAATGCTAAAGATTGGGTAGATGGGACATGTTTTGTTTTTGAATCGAACATTTATGAAACTGCAGTAGATTTAATGAGGCAGCTTGTGGCTGATAACGAGAACGATACTAAGTATTGTTTTGTTCTAGACTCTGTAGACGGCCTTATACCAAAAAACGATATGGATAAAGGGTTTGAAGACTCCTCTAAGATTGCTGGCGGGGCAGTAATTGCGGGTACGTTCATGAAAAAAATGTCTATAGCCCTAGCAAAGAGAGGTCATATGGCTATATTCATTTCGCAAGTAAGAGCGGATATCAAACTAGATCCTTATACAAAAGCTCCGATCAGGCAAACCAGTGCTACAGGAGGTAATGCGCTACTTCACTTTGCAAATTGGATCATTGAATTTGAGCCAAGATTTAATAAAGATCTCATACTCCAAAACCCTTCTATTAAAAAAATGGACATGCAAAAAAACCCAGCCATTGGGCACTTTGCTGTTGTTACGGTCAAAAAATCTCCCAACGAAAAAACAAATTCTAGAATAACATATCCTTTGAGGTATGGTCGGAAGGGTGGTAATTCTATATGGATTGAAAAAGAGATTATTGATTTAATGTATGCTTGGGAGTTTCTTAAAAAGGGGGGAGCTTGGATATCTGCTACCGAAGACTTCAAAGAACTACTAGTTGAAAATGAACTTGTATTTCCAGATAAAATACAAGGAGAGAACAACCTGTTTAAGCTAATCGAAGATGATAAAAATCTTTCTGACTTCCTTATTAAATATTTCAAAAATGCAATATCCGAGTTATCATGAAGTTCCTAGATCCTCTAGGTAGACAAAGAAACTTAAAAAATGCAAAAAAATATTTAATTGATTGGGAAGGTAAAAGCAGAAGCAAGTTTCAGAATAACGTTAAAAAGTTCTTAAAAGACTATTGGATTAACGATATTGTCTTTGAAGAATTTAGAATTGTTGGTACAAGATTATCCTTGGACTTTTACAATGCTAATAGAATGATAGCAGTGGAAGTACAAGGCGATCAACACATTCGCTATGTAAAGCATTTCCATAAAACCAGGCTAAAATATCTAGATCAATTAAAAAGAGACCAGAAGAAGCTTGACTTCTGCGAATTGAATGGTATAAAGATGGTAGAGGTTTACACGAAGGATGAGATAAACGCATCCCTTTTTAGTGACCAAGATATAGATTTATGATCGACGAAGAAAACATAGAATTCTGTATACCAGAAAACTTTTTAGAAAAACTATACGAGCTAACTGGAAGCGCTGATAAGTATAAAGGTTTTTTAATTATACATTGCAATGAAAAAGGAAACTCAGTTATTATCAATAAGTCTGAATCTTCCGTTGTTGAAATGGGTTTAAGAAAAACAATGGAACTATACTTGAAACAGTCCGATAAAAACACAACAAAATGATTTATAACTTAGAGCTAGAAAAACAAATGCTTGCTGCCTTAATTAAGGAGCCAGATATGTTCGCAGAGGTGTCTAATTTTATTGACAGTGATGACTTCTATTCAGAAGACAGCAACTTACATAAAACCATATTCACAATCATCAAACAGGCTCTTCAAACTGGAGACGAAATAGATGAGGTTATTATTGGCCAGAGAATTTCAAGCATAGGATTATCTTTTGAAGATAATTTAAATCCATCTGACTATGTTAAATCCTTAGCTTTAAGGAAAGTACCTAAAGGCAACTTACTCAAGACTGCCAGAGAACTGAAAAAAGTTTCAGTTAGAAGAGGGATTTTCAAGGCGTCTCAAAGTGTAGCGATGGAGATGAAGAAAGTCTCTCCAGAAACTACCTATCATGAGATTATAGAAAAAGCCGATCACATATATAATTCTAAAATAAATCTTTACGAAACAGGAGAAGACTCGCCAGTCAATATTTATGATGATATGGAAGACCTTATCGAAGATCGAGGTAATAACCCAGTAACCGACTTCGGGATGATGGGTCCACATAAAAAGGTCAACGAAATGTATGGCTCCCTTCTTAGGCCTGGAAACATAACTGTTATTGTAGCTAGATCAGGCGTTGGTAAAACCCAATTTTGTATGCATTATGCTACGTGTGTTAGTGCTAAATATGATGTTCCTGTTTTACATTTTGATAATGGAGAAATGAGTAAGGAAGAGCTTATTTTTAGACAGTGTTCTTCACTATCTGGAGTTCCTATGCACTTATTAGAAAGTGGCAAATGGAGACACGCTGGCGAAGACGTAGTAAGGAAAGTCAGGGAAACTTGGGAAATAATAAAGCCTCTTAAGTTTTACTATTATAATGTAGGAGGTATGGATGTTGACTCCATGGTTAACACATTAAAAAGGACATACTTATCTAAGGTTGGTAGGGGTAACCCCATGTTATTCTCTTTTGACTACATTAAAACCACAAGCGAATCTAACGTCAACAAAAACGAATGGCAGATTGTTGGAGAAATGGTAGACAAGTTTAAAAAGTGTATTCAAAAAGAAATTCTTCATGATGGAGAACCAATTATACCAATGATCACATCTGTTCAATCTAATAGATACGGCATCACAACAAACAGGACGGCACAAAACGTTGTCGATGACGAAAGTGTTGTTTCTCTATCGGATAGAATTATTCAGTTCTGCTCTCATATGTTTATTCTCAGAAATAAAACAGCAGATGAAATTGAAATAGAAGGCAGACAGTTTGGAACTCATAAACTAACAAATGTTAAAGCTAGACACTTAGGAGAAGATGTTGCTGGTGCATTAGAACCTGTTCTTCTTGGCGATACTCTTAGGAAAAACGCAGTGAATCTAGAGATGAGAAACTTTAAAATTACCGAGTGCGGAGACCTTAGAGATATAGCTAGAAACCTAGATGGAGATGCTGAGATTGAATCTTCCGAGCCAGGAGACGTTCCAGAATTTGTATAGTTTTTCATTATGATAAAAGATATACTAGAAAACCTTGGCTACAAACTTGTTGACAACGGAAATCACTGGAGAACTAGCGCTCTTTATAGAAATGGCAATAATGCAACAGCACTACAGATATATAAAAACACAGGAGTCTGGAATGACTATGTTGAAGACTCAAAATCAAAACCCTTCGAAGCGTTAGTTAAATTAACATTAGAGGGCCAACCTAAAAAACTCAAAGAAACCTTAAAGTTAATTGATAAAAAACAAGATTCTTCTTTTGATTATAAAACTAAAAGCTTAATAGAAATGGAAAAAACTTACGACAAATCTATTTTAGATAAACTATTCCCTAATTACAATTTCTATAAAAAAAGAAAGATATCCGATGAAACACAAAAAGCCTTCCATGTCGGCCTTGCTGGTGGAGGTAACATGTATCGAAGAATGGTTTTTCCTATTTACAATGATTCCTCACAAATAATAGGTTTCTCTGGAAGGAGAGTTGATGATAATAATTTTGCTAAATGGAAGCATATCGGCAAAAAAAACAATTGGGTTTACCCAGCCTACTTACCTAACAAGGAAACCGTAGATGAAACAATAACAAATGAGAGGAAGGTTTTTCTTGTCGAAAGTATAGGTGATGCAATGGCTCTTTATGAACACGGCATAAAGAACGTACTTGTCATTTTTGGCCTTTCTGTAAGTACATCTATAATTTCATATCTATCTGGAAAGAGTTTGGATAAAATTATCATTGCTGGCAACAACGACTTCAATTCCGAAGAAAACAGGGGTTTAATAGCTTCGATTAAAAATTACATAAAATTAAGTAGTTATTTTGACTTGGATACCCTTTCAATTAAAATTCCGCCAAAAGGCAGCAATGATCTTGGTGAAGCTCACGAAAGTGGCGAAGACTTAAGTGACTGGTCTACCCATTCCTATAAAACAAAAGAGCAACGTAAGTTTATAAGTGATTTTGTTATTAAGAATGAAAAGAAATTTTCTAAAAGCCACGTAAAGAAAGCGAGTAAAATCAATGAGTGAACCACAAACAACCTTATCAGCAAGCAGAATAAAGACGGCGGAAAGTTGTTCTTGGCTTTATTGGTCTAAATATAAACTCAAGTTACCAGACAGAAGTAACGACGGAGCTAGAAGAGGTTCTATTTGCCATTTAATTTTCGAGTTATTAGGAGAACCGAAAAGAAAAAAATACTTTGATGAAATAATCAGAACACTTGATATTTTCAGTGTCCCCTCTATAGAGAGGCTTGTTATGAAACACGCAGTAAGAGAGGGTATAGATGACGATGATAATGTCAAGATGATGAAGGAGATGACTCTTAATGGTCTCATGTATGATTTTTTTGGTGACACAGATCAAGAACCTACTGAAGAACATTCGGAAAAAGACTTCCATATTGTCGTTAACGATGGAACCGTAAAGTATAAAATAAGAGGCTTTATAGATAAATTATTTCTTTATAAAGATAAAAAATATGCCTTAATCAGAGACTTCAAAACAAGTAAGGAAACCTTTAAGGGTAAGGATGCAGAGGATAACATGCAGGATCTTATGTATAGCCTTGCTGTAAAACATTTGTTTCCAGAATACGAAAACAAACAAAGTGAGTTTTTGTTTTTAAAGTTTGATCTAATACCAGATGTTAAGAAAAGCGGTATAGTAAGAATGGAGCCTTTAGACGAGCATGACTTGCATGGTTTTGAGCATCATCTTACCGAAATACAAAATTACCTAGATAATTTCACAGAAGAATCTGCAACAAAAAACATGGCGGCATATAAAGGGTTCCCTAGCGACGGTTCTTTTAGTTGCAAACTTCTTTGTGGTTTTGCGAAGGAGAAAGGTCAACTCAAGAAAGATGGTACTCCTATGTGGCATTGTGGCATGAAATTTGATTTCTTTTATTATAACATAACCGACGAGAATGGAAACTTCGTAAAGTCTTGTTTTGACGATGAGTTTTCTGAAGATATGGTCCCAAAAGGGGGTTCGTATGAAATGAAATATTACGCAGGTTGTCCTGCACATTCCTCTTGACAGAAGATGTATGTGTGTTAATATGGGGTTGTGATGAAACCTATTTTCAAGTCGACGTACTCAACAGGAAAAAGCATATTAACTATTGATAGTATTATTCAGATATGTAAGGATAAAAACTTCAAATCCTTGACTCTTGTTGAGGACAATCTGACAAGCTTCATGAAGGCCTTTAACGCCTGTGTTAAAAACAATATAGATCTAACATATGGATTAAGAATTACGATGTGTAATGACATCGACAGCAAAGACTCAGATCATAAAGCTGTTATATTTGCATTAGACGATAACGGATGTAAGCTTATGAATAAGATATATTCCAAAGCTTTTGTTGATAACGATGGTCGCATCACTTACGAGGAACTCAAATCTTTCTGGGACAAAGATTCTTTATGCTTTGTTGTTCCTTTTTATGATAGCTTTATCCACCAAAACAATCTATTTCTTAAGAACTGCATACCTGAACTTGATGGTTTGAATCCTAGGTTTTGGGTTGAGAATAATAACTTACCTTATGATCGCCTCATTTGTCAAAAAGTCCTAGAGTATGCGCAAGACTGTTATGAGATTAGTAATGTTAAGTCTATATACTACAAGAACAAAGAAGATGTAGAAGCTCTTCAGACATACAAGATTCTTTGCAATCGAAGCTTTGGTAGGCAAGCTACATTATCATGCCCCAACTTGAATCACTTCTCTAGTGACGAGTTTTGTTTTGAATCCTATATAGAAAACACTAAGTAATGAACAACGACTTATTACGATATAACAGAAAACAAAAATACATAATTTTTGATACAGAGACTGAAGGTTTGAATTTGGTTAAGTCAAAACCTTGGCAAGCTGCTTGGATTGTTGCCGAAGGTAACAAGATAATCAAAAAATATGACAAGCTAATTAAATGGGACGATCTAAACGTATCCAAAGACGCGGCGAGGATCACAGGGTTTAGCCAGTCTTACTACGAGAAGAATGCAGAAGACCCCAAGAAGGTTTGGGATGAATTTTCAAAGTATTTATATGACGACTCTTATAAAATAGTAGGACAAAATCTTTTGGGTTTTGATGTTTATATGATTGATGTTTGGAGAAAGCTTATTGGGGAGCCTTTGCACCAAGATTACATCAACAGAATTATTGATACAAAAGCTATAGCGACAGCAATAGTTAAAGAGTCCCCTGTTGACAAAAAAGATTTCATATACTGGCAGTATAGGTGGCTTAATCACAGGGAAAGAGGGTTAAAAACATCTCAATTAACACTTCTTAAGAAATATGAGATTGACTTTGACCCTAAAAGATTGCATGATGCTCTTTACGATATCGAAATGAACTTTGAGATATTTCACAAACAACTTTATGACATTGAACTATGAGATATAAAAACCCATTCCCAGTAGGCGTTAAGTTGCCAGAGATTAGTGTTCCAGATGACACGCTAGAGTCACTTGGCTTAAAACACGGCAGTTCCAGTTTGGAAATTTTAAAGCAACTATGCAGAAAAGGTCTTAGAGATAAGTCTCTTACGGAAGCTAAAAACAGGAAAGATTACTATGATAGAGTTCAAATGGAAATTGATATATTGGACGACCTTGGTTTTGTAGATTATATATTACTTAACTGGGACATCATGGACTACTGCAAAAGAAGCGGCATTCCAACTGGTGCTGGCAGGGGAAGTGCGGCTGGCAGCTTGGTCCTTTTTCTTCTTGGCGTAACAAACATTGACCCAATTAAATATGAGCTATTTTTTGAAAGATTCGTATCTAAAAGCAGAGCAAGAAAAATTGAGCATAATGGAGAGATTCTTCTTGATGGTTCCTTATTAGCTGATATTGATAACGATATTTCTTATGATCGCAGGGCTGAAGTCATTAAGTATATTGAAGATAAATACGAAGGCAAAACCTCCAAAATTTTAACACTTAACACACTAAGCTCTAAGCTTTGTATGAAAGAGTGCGGTAAGATTGTTGGCGAACTATCTGAAATGGATGTAAATCAAATCAGTGATACTATACCAAAGCACTTTGGTAAGGTAGCAAAACTAGATGTTGCATATGAAGAGAGCGAGTCTTTCAGAAAATTTGCTGACAAGGATAAGAAATCTTACAAAATAGCAAAAAAACTAGAAGGACTTATTAAGAATACGGGAGTTCACCCTTCTGGAATTTCTATTAGTTATTATAATCAGGAAGACATAATGCCGCTTCAGAAAACAAACGACGGAGCTTTAATTTCTGGTTACGACATGGATGATGTAGCTAGCCTTAGCGTTAAGTTTGATATACTCGGTTTAAGGACTCTTTCAGTCGTCCATGACACATGTAGCCAAATTGGCATTAAAGCCTCTGAGATTGATCCTGGACACGAAAGCATCTATGCTGCCTTGGCTTGCCTTCAACAACCTAAGGGCTTATTCCAGATTGAAGCTGAAACAAACTTCAAGGTTTGCAAACAAGTTGCTCCAAGAAATCTAGAGCAACTCTCCGCTGTCGTAGCTATAGCCAGACCTGGAGCCTTAGACTTTAAGGACATGTATGCTGATTATGTGAGGACTGGCGAGTTCAATTGTGTGCATGAGTTCTTTGACGATATACTTAGCTATACTGGAGGCATTCCTCTTTACCAAGAGCAGTTGATGAAGATGGCTGTTAAGGTTGGATTTAGTTTGGACGAGTCAGAGCAGTTAAGACGTATTGTTGGCAAGAAAAAAGTGGAAGATATGCCAGCTTGGAAAGCTAAGATTGAAGACAAAATTAAAGAAAGAAAGCTTGACCCAGTTATTGGTGATGTTTTGTGGAAAGTCGCAGAGGATTCTGCTAACTATTCATTTAATAAGTCTCATAGTATATCTTACGCATACCTAGCTGCCATAACTGTTTACTTAAAATTCAACCATCCAAAAGAATTTTTCTTAGCCTTGCTTAAAATGTCAAGGTTTGAGCCAGCGCCTCATGAAGAGATAGCTAAAATATCACAAGAGCTTTCGTATTTCAATATAAAATTATTACCACCAGATCTCAATCTTTCTGATTTTGATTTTAAAATTGATGGAGATAACATACGTTATGGTCTTAATTCTATTAAAGGTGTTTCTGGTAAAGTCATGGAATCTCTTATAGAGTTTAGAGAAAACAAGTTTGATAATAAGTATGACATCTTTTTAGCAGCAAAAGAATGCGGTGTTAACATTGGTACTATGTCTGGATTTATTCAAGCTGGTATACTTGATTCCTTTTCTAATAAAGTCCAAGATTCAATTTTTGACAAAAACAAATCTTATGATCGTTGTAGACTTGTTCTTGAAGCTCAAACATTTAATATACTTACCGATAGGGAAAAAAGGAATATAATAGAGCTTGGGGATCGCTTTGATTATGATGTATTAAATACCATACAGTATTTCAGAAGCGAAACATTAACAGCTGACGATGGAAGAGTTTTGTTTGCGGATAAAAGGTTCAACACATTCAAGAAGAAGTATCAGCCGTATAAAAACATTTACGAACAAAACATGAGTCATGTAAAATATGCCAACTGGTTTTTTGAAAGCAAATTGCTAGGATACAGTTATTCTTACAATGTAAGAGAAATATTCTCAGCTGGAGATGCTTCTATGTTTGACAATTCTGAGGAAATTAGAAATTTCAGCAAAGGTCAAACAGTAAAATTTGTTGGTACTGTTGATGATATAATCAAAAGAACGAGCAGAAACGGCAATAAATATGCAAGAATAGAGATGCACGATGAGCTTGGCTCTGTTTGTGGGTTAATGCTTGACTCTAATAGGCAGGATAGGCTTACGGACTACCTTAATTCTGGCAAAAAACTTCCGAAAAAAGGCGATGTTATTGTTGTCGTCGGATCAGTTGGTGATGACATATTGTTTCTAGATGTAATCAATCCAATAAACGAAAAAATTTATATGAAACTTTCCGAACTAAAATGAGTGTAAACAAATTTGTGATATTTAAAGATTTCAACCTAACTCCAAGAGCTAAAAAAGTTTATAAAGAGGCTTACCTTCTATCTAAGAAGCTTGGACATAAAAATGTAAACAATCTTCATGTCTTATATGGATGTATAAGAAACGGCAATAGTCAATTTAAATCTTTTCTATTGAAAAATGGCGTTGCAATTTCTGAGGAGGATGTTTTAAAGGTCATAAAACAATCTAAAAAAGAAAACAAGGACAAGTTTTTTGCTAATTCTAACTCAGATCCCTGGCATAAAGAGGTTGCGCAAGCAGTTAAAGAGGCTAATGATGTCTCTAATAATCTGGAGCAATACTACATAGGCGTAGAACATATTATTTTAGGCCTTATAAACAAATCTCCTTATGTTTTCGATTATTTTGATGAATGCATTATTGATTTCGAGATGCTTAAGAATGAACTCGACCTATTTATAAAAGGTGAAGACGAAGATTCATTTGATTTTCCTGAATTTATAGATGAAAACCTAGACTCTATGTTCTACAACATAGAAGGTGGCGAAGAACCTAATGTTAGTGATGATGTATCATTACCTTCATTTTCTCTTCCAGATTTTGTTACAAGCTTAAACGAGCTTCATTACTCAGGCAAATTACCTGATGTTTATGGTAGGGATTCAGAGGTTGATCTGTTAATAGAGACGATATCCAAAAAAAATAAGTGCAATGCTGTTTTAACTGGTGATGCTGGCGTTGGTAAGACATCTATAGTGGAAGCTTTAGCATCTAGAATATGCGAGTTTAATGTTCCTTCTAATCTATTGGGGATGGAAATACTTAGCGTTGATCTAGGTTCAATAATTGCAGGAACTCAATATAGAGGTCAATTTGAACAAAGATTTAAGTCATTGCTTGACATAGCTAAGAAAAACCCTCAAATAGTTTTATTCTTTGACGAAATGCACACCTTATTTGGCGCAGGAGGCAACCAAGAAGGAGGTCTTGATGCGGTCAATATGTTAAAACCTCTTTTGGCTAGGGGTGAAATAAAGTGCATAGGATCAACAACTTCTCATGAATATGAAAAAATATTCAATAAGGACAGTGCAATGAAAAGAAGGTTTTTTAACATTAAAGTTGAAGAGCCGTCTAAACAACAAACAAAAAAAATACTTAATAGCTGCAAAAGTAAATATGAAAAATTTCATAATGTAAAATTCAGCAAATCAATTATTAATTTTATAGTTGATTCATCTGATGTATTAATAAGCCATAAAAAATTCCCAGATAAAGCCTTTGACGTCTTAGACCAAGTTGGTTCGAGGATAAAAATAAAAAATTTAAAACCTACTGGAGATATATTAAAATCACACAGTTCTTTAATAACAGCTTTAGCAGATGGGAATTTGGAAGAAGAAGAACTTAAAAACAAGTTTAAGGATTTAATCGGCAGTCTCGATAAAAGTTCAAAGCCTGACAGCAAAAAATCAATTAACGTTAAAAAACAAGACGTTTCAGAAATCATTGCTGAGCACGGAGGAGTATCGGTTGATCAAGTCGGCAATTCTTGTAGTGGATTTAGTTCTTTTCTTGATAGAATATCAAAAGAAGTTTTTGGTCAGGATAAAATATTAAACAAAATAAACGATTCATTATCTTGTGCCAAAGCTGGGTTGACAGACGAAAACAAACCTCTTGCCAGTATGTTTTTTGTTGGACCAACAAGCGTGGGTAAAACATATACGGCAAAAAAAATAGCTAAACATTTTTTTGGAAACGAAAAAGCCATGCTTCAGATAAATATGAGTGAGTTGCAAGATAGGACTGGCATAAGTAAGCTTATAGGATCTAACGCTGGCTATGTTGGTTACGAAGAAGGCGGGATGCTAACTAAGTTTGTAAAGGAAAACCCAAACTGTGTTGTTCTTTTTGATGAAGTAGAAAAAGCTGACCCACAAATACTTAATATACTACTTCACCTTCTTGATGAGGGTTATGTGGAGGACAATAAACATAACAAGACAAGTTTTTCTAAAACAGTTGTCATAATGACTAGTAACATAGGTCACGAAAATACAAAAAAGAAAAGCATGGGCTTTATTCAAGAAGAGATTGACAAAGACTCCTCCTACAAAGGCTCGGTTAAAAACAAACTAAAGCCAGAACTCTTAGCTAGAATCAATGATGTTTTTGTTTTTCAGGATTTAGGAGATAAAGAATTCAAAAGAATAATTCATCAAGAACTAACCAACATTAAAACCAAACTCACAGAAAACAAAAACATAAACTTCAAATTTAACAAGGCTATCGTTAACCTGATTTTTAATAAAATTAAATCACAAAAGCTTCATGCTAGAGACATAAAGAACTTTATAAGAGAAGAAGTTCAAGTTCCTATATCTAAATTTGTGATATCCAAAACAAAAAACTCAGAAATATCAATAAAAAACGTTGACAACAATATAAAGGTGTGCTAATATACAAACATATGAGTAAAACAAAACAAAATAATATCGTAAAAGCAATCATGTCAAGTAAAGGTCGTTTCTTCGGTCTTTATACGAAAGCTGGAGAGGCTCTTAACGCACAGTTCGTTTCAGAAAGTCCTCAGTATGTAACTGTTTATGATCGTAATGCAAAAGACAAGCGCAAACTGGCAAAATCTAGCCTTTATGGGTTTAAGCTTGGCTCTCAAAAAATCGGTTCCTGTTAACTAATCTTTATCAATAAACCTAAAGACGCCACCCTTTCTTGTGTTTGAGGGTGGCGTTTTTTATTGAAAAATAAAACAAAAACATTATAACATATATGTATGCTTAATAAAGAATTCTACAAGAACAACGCTTTCTTCTCTGAATTTGAGCCTGTCATAACAGACAAGGATCACTTGTTTTTCCTTATATGTGTTGAAATTTTCAAAAAAGCAGGTATAGAGTTACAGATTTCATCTATAAAGCCTTATGACAACGGCATAAATCATGATTCATTTTTAATAGAAACTGACAAGAAAAAACATTTAATGTTAAAAATTTCTTTTGAATCTGACAATCAATTCTTAATTAACGAATCAGAATTCCTAAAAAACAATAAAGAAAAAGGTTTAATTCCAGAACTTTTAGGATGCGGGGTTGTAAAAGTGGGAGACGATATTAGGTTTTTAATCCACGAACACGATGTAGGTTTTGATATCCATGATCTAGGGTTATCTTTTGCTGTTTCTAATTCCAGAATTCTTTTTGGCTGTTTATCCTTTCTTGGTAGTTCGTCATCTAGCTGGTCTATTAATGATTACGCTGAAAATATTTTTTCAAACCTAACAGCAATCAGGGATTCTGAAGTGGTAAGAGATAAGATAGCTAGCGTTTATCCGAAAGAAACCTTAGACAGTTTAATAGAACCAATTAAAAAAGACTTTTATTCTTTAGTTCAATCTCCTATTTTTAAAAGTGATTTTTTTTGTCATGGGAACATAAACCCAAGTAATACAACCTCTGCAAAATCCTTATTTAAATTTTTTGATTTTAGTCGTTGTTTCATGGGCAATAGGTTCTTTGATCTTTGTTTTTTCGCTTTAAATTTTAAGTTAGACAGAGTTTACTTTAATAGAGTAGCTAAGGAATACTGTCTTTTTTATTCATTAGATTACGAGAAAGAAAAAGATGAGATAAGAGAATGCCTGAAGGTAGCTTCTAGTTTGTTTCTTTACGACTTGATTACAAATTTAATCATAGAACAATGCCTTTACCTTAACTCTAGACAAGACAAGGTTGTTTTATTGATGTCTAATTATGAATGTTCAAAATGGGCGTTTGATCAACTACCATGCTTCGAGTCTTTAAGTAATAAGATAAATAATATATACGAAAGCTCAGCCAAAGGTTTTAATTAAAACAAAAATTGAAAAACGTTAATCTGTTTATACTATAATTTCATATATGATACAGCTTTACAAACCAAACTCTCAAAACACAGGGACGGCTTTCGGGTTTAGAATTGGAACTCAGGGCAAAAACGAAGAACCGTGTTTATACATGACTGCCGTAAAACAAGCCTCATGGGACCCAAAGAAAAGGAGCGGCTCTTTTTCTAGCAACTCTAAAAACCCAGACAAATCAGCTATAGTAAAGTTTAATGAATTTGAAATTGGCGGTTTCATTTATGCGATAGACAAGTACGAAAAATTCGGAGCTTTCCATAGCTTTGATGATAACTCAACAGGCATATCATTAAGCCCGTATTCAAAAAAGGATGGAACGAAGGCTTTTTCTTTTACAGTTACTAGAAATTCATCTAATAAATTTGGCATGGGAATAGAAATGTCAGAGGCTTATTCTTTAAGTCAGTATTTCAAATTTGTTTTAGAGTCCATCTTTGAGTATAGGGTAAAAAAAATTAAATAATGAGAAAGAAAACCATACTTATACATTCTAATTTTTGCAAAGCCTTTACTGGGTTTGGGAAAAACAAAAAAAATATTTTAAAGTACCTTTATAGCACTGGTAAATATAAAATAGTTGAGGCTGCGAACATGAAAGTTGTTGGTGACCCCTCTTTGGAAAAGCTACCATGGAAGTGTTACGGAACAGTCCCAAACAATCACCAAAACTTAAGTGAAGATCAAAAAAGAACTGCTGGTTATGGTTCTCTTGAAATTGACTCTATCATAAACGAAGTAAGGCCAGATGTATACCTTGGTATAGAAGACATATGGGCGTTTACAGACTACCATAAAAAGCCTTGGTGGAATAAAGTTAGCCCTATTATATGGACAACCTTAGATAGCTTGCCAATTTTACCACAGGCTGTTGATTACGCTCCTAAAATTAAAAACTACTATGTTTGGTCTTCTTTCGCAGAGAAAGCCTTTAAGGAGAAAGGTTATGATCATGTAAAAACATTAAGAGGCTCACTAGATACTAAAGTTTTTAGCAAGCTTAAAGAAAAAACAAGAAAAGAAATCAGGTCCTCTAACAACTTAAGTGACGACGATTTTATTGTTGGGTTTGTTTTTAGAAATCAACTTAGAAAGTCAGTACCAAATATACTGGATGGATTCAAGAAATTCAAAGAAGACAATGCTAATGCAAAACTTTTATTACATACTCATTGGGGAGAAGGTTGGGACATAACAAGACTATTGGAAGAAAAGGGTATTCAAAACTCAGATATATTGACTACTTATTTTTGTTCTTCGTGTCACAGTTATGAAGTAAAACCTTTTTGTGGAGAAAAGCAGAAATGCAAAAACTGCAAAAACGAAACCTTAAATACTACGAGTGTTTCAAATGGCGTTTCTGATTCTCAGTTGAATGAAGTATACAATTTAATGGATGTATATTGCCACCCATTTACTAGTGGTGGTCAAGAAATACCTGTTCAAGAAGCTAAACTAACAGAGCTTATTACCCTTGTAACAGATTACTCTTGTGGTGAAGATAGCTGTACCGAAGAAAGCGGTGGACTACCTCTCAGCTGGCATGAATATAGAGAACCAGGAACTCAATTTATAAAAGCCTCTACAGACTCCGATAGCATCAAACAAATGCTCCAGACAGTTTTTGACATGACGAAAGAAGAGAGAGTATCTCAAGGCAAAAAATCCAGAGAATGGGTTATTGAAAACTTTTCTATTGAAGTTATAGGTAAAAAAATTGAATCAATTATAGATTCCCTACCTTTCCTCGATGAAGATGCCGACATCAAAAACTTGCAATATAATGACCTGTATGAAAAACCAGAAGGATTATCTAATGAGGATTTCATCATAGATCTATACAAAAACATATTAAATGATGATATTGATAAAAATGACAAAGGATATCAACTTTGGTTCTCTAAACTCATGTATGGGCAAGTTGATCAAAACGGTTTGTATCATCACTTTATAAACATAGCCAGAAAAGAAAACCTAAACAAACCTATCTCCTTTGAGGACTTACTATCTAAAGATGACGAAGGCAAGCGCATCGCTGTTGTTGTTGAAAAAGCTGGCACCGATTTGATTCTCATCAACTCATTGATGAAAAACCTAAGCAAAAAACATAAGAACCATAATATATATGTTTTTACCAAGCCAGATTTTTTTGAGTATATAGAAGACAATCCATATATTTATAAATGTATAGGTTATTCACCTGTTCTAGAAAACCCATTGTCTCTAGAAGGCTTCGGTCAGCACGAAGGTTTTTTTGAAGCAGCATACTACCCTTGCACAACAACTCAAGCAGTGCCTTGTTACATACATAACGGAAAATAAAAATGCCACATTTACTAAAAGAATATTCAAAAAATCTAGGAGTCGAAGCTAATCTACCTATTGTAAATAAGCATTTCTATCCTGTTTTCCCAGACAATTATATTGTTATATATAATGAACAAGAGATACAATCTAAAAGCTATGCTTATTATGAAATAGTTGTAGGGTTGATTAAAAAAACTCTTGAAAATCTAAACTACAGCGTAGTTGTTATAGGTTCTTCCAAAAATCTCTTTAGCAATGCTGACTTTTTCTATCCAGAATTGTCATTTAAAAAAAATTGTTATATAGTATCAAAAGCTAAAGCCTTAGTGTCTATTGATAATGCTCTAACTCAATATGCTGGTTCGTGTAATGTTCCAGTTGTAAACTTATACGGGAATATATATCCGACTATTACTACTTCTTATTGGTCTTCTAAATCGAAAAAAATAGATCTAGAGCCTGATTGGGATATTAAACCTTGTCTTTCTTTGGTTGATCCTAAAGACTCAATAAACAAGATTAAAGTTGAAGATGTGGCGGGTTCAATTCTGAATGTTATTGGTTTGCCTGTAGACGTAGGCTTCAAGACTAAATTGAGAAACAAAACAAAAGGTTTCCAGGTTGATGTTATCCCTACAAAATATGTTAATCTTCCTGTTTTTAGAAATAATATTATAAACTTAAGGCTTGATCAGGAAACTGTTAACCAAGAAGCTTTTTTACAGTATTGTTCTAATCACAAATGCAATATTTTTATTAAAGATAGTCTATTAAGTGTTGAATTGATTAAAAACATAGGTGCTAACATTGAAAGTTTAGTATTTATATGTAATAAAATACCAGATAAAATCCCAGACTTATATTTTGACCTATTAAAAAGACTCAAGATAAGATTTATTTTTGTTGTTAAAGACAAAGAAATACTTGATGAAATGAGATTGCAATATTTCGATCAGGAAGTTGAATATCAGGACCCGCATAAAGAAAAACCATCTAACATAGATGTTTCTTATAAATTCATTTCTTTTAAGTGTGTTATTGAAGGGGATAAATCCTATAAATGTTTAGCTCATTGGAAGAAAGGTGTTGACTTTAGTGATAAAGTATTAGATAATTCTCTTTACTGGGAAGAATTAGATTACTTTTATATTTATGAGCAAGAAAACAACTAAGAGAAAAGCCGCAAAGAAAACAACCAAAACAGAATCGAAAGCCAAAAAGATTTTCGGTCCAGATGTTTACAAAAGAGATGAGCATGGTCTTCTTGACTGCGTGGATTACATCTTTAATGAAGATGGCTCTGTTGACTGGAGGGCAATGATTAAGCCAGAGTTCCTTTACCCTAATAAAGGTTGGTTTGAAATGAGAGGGCAGCAAGTACCTAGCTCTACAGAAGGTCTTAGAGACAACCAGCTTCTTATTATGCTTGGAGGTATTAAAGACCTGGCTAGGTTGAGAGGTTTTCATTCTGTCAGTTATGATGTAAGAAATGTAGAGGAGGGTTATGTTACCGCTCGTTGCGACATTGAATGGATTGGTAATTATGAATCCGCTAATAATAATGTGTGTTACGAAGATTATGCTAATGCATCTTTAGAAAATACAGACGCTTTTTGTGAGAAGTTTCTGGAAACTATTGCTTGTAATAGGTCTTTTGTCCGCTGTGTAAGGAATTTTCTTAATATTCATATTGTAGGTGCCGATGAAATAGATAAATCTGGTAATAGATCATCTTCGAATCAGAGTGATAACACACCAGCTGCTGTATCCAGCAATGCTCCCATAACGCCATCAGGACTGCTTGAGAAGACATTAAGAGACAAACATAGCGTAGATTCTTTCGAGTCCTTCAAAGACACCCTGAGAGCATTCTGGAAGGATGGGAAATATTTGAACGAAGAAGTCAAAAACTGGTCATCCTTTGATGATATACCAGCAAAAGAAGCTAGAAAACTTATAGGTATAATTTCAAAATGATTAGCAGGATTACAAATCCAATCATCTTTAATGAGATGGTCAAAGATATCTTTGAAACATTCAAGGATGACGACATAAATGAAGGCCACGCCTGTGGACTTCTTCATGATACCAAGTCTATAATCAACAATTTCAGTAATGCTACTCTTTTAAACTGGGATGTTTTTGTATGGGCTAATAAAGAAGGTAACAAAAAATACGACGGTGTAATAATTTTCATTAATGAAAAAAGCATTAAGTTCGGATGCACTTTTTTTTCTGAGTTTATATGGCTTTCAAAAAACAAAAAAGTTGGCTACAAACTTTTAAAAGAAGCTACGTCTTTCGCTAGAGAAAGAAACTTTGAATATATAAACATCTCTACGTCAGCAAGAAATCCAAATTCTCCTAGATTTAAGAGGTTTTATGAAAAATTAGGATTCGAGGAAGACTCAACAAGCTTTATTGCAAAAATATGAATAACAAAACAGCAAAGAAAATAAGACAAATTATAAATCCTCAAGACGAGGTAACCAGAAGGGTTTATAGAAGAGCTAAGAAGCAATATCTTAAGACTCCTGTTAAACTCAGGGCGGCATTTCTCGAATCTCTTTCTTCTCTTTTAGATAATTAATCTTTTATAGAGAAGTTTTATAGTATTTGTAGCTATCAAATCCGTTTCCAGTACTACAAAGCAAGCTTACACCGCTTTCGCTATACTTTAGCGCTACTTCAATATCATTGGTTGATTCTTTTGTAATTCTAAAAAGTGGCATTCCTTCGTTCATTGGATTTGTAGATACACCAGAAGCACTTAGCTTTACTTTTATATCGCTTACGTTATATGCGTTTTGGTTTGATTTAAATTCTATCAAGTAATCAAAAGTTGTATTGAGCCATACTCCAGAATCATTTGTAGGTACTGTATAGTAGTCAAAATTCAAGCCTTCATTGCTTTCGTATATTTGTTTCTGCTCTCCATATTCTTTGTATGCGTAGAGTCTATCTATAACTCCAGAGTTACCATCTAAAACTCCAGTAATATCCCTTTGTTTAAAGTTTATATTGGCTGATGAAAACCCATCTTTAATATCTATCTGGTTTGTTTCTGTCACAGATTCTTGTTCACTTAGCTCTTTGTTTTTTAAGGGCCCAACAATCCAGCTCTCGCCTTGCCCTAAGGTTGAGTAGGGTTCAAATTTCAACCACAGAGGTTTATTTGATTGAAGGTTTAAACTTTGGTCTATTAATGCTTTATGCATATTTTCACCAGTAAACATTTCTAAGAATTGAAACTGTTCTCTTTTTAATTCTTCTCCATAAAAAGAGTATACATTTGTATGGGAAAATTTAGTAAATACTTCTTTATTCTGGTAAGTTATACTGACGGCTATTTCATTATCCTCTGTTTTTATTTCTTGATTTATATTTGGTTGCTTTAAATATCTGTTTATAAAACCAGAACCAAGATCGTCAATATAACTTCCGTATGGATTACTTGGGTCTGACGAACCCTTTGAAATTAAAAAAGAACCGCTTGGATAAAAATCATTCAAAACAAGAGTCCAATATCCTTCGCCTTCAAAGTTTTCTATTTCATAAGAGTCTTGACTGTAAGAAGGGTTTCCTGAAAAGTAGTTATTATTAAATTCCCAGAATAAAGAAGCTTCCCATTGGTAATTTCCAGAATCAATTTGTCTTTCTCCAGTTAGTGTATAATGAGTTGGGAACCTTGTTACAGTATTTAATTCTTGCATCTCTCCGCTGTATATATAAACACTTGTAGGCCAGATTTCATTGTTGTCCCAGATTTCGTTGTTATACCATACACCATCGCAACCATCCATTGGTTCTAGCATGGCTTTAAGATGTACAGAAACAGGCTCTTCATATTTATGAATTCCGCTTGAGTCAACAGCTTCTATCCCTGAAATTTGTAAGTTGTTCCCATATATAGAAGTAAATCCAGAGAACACAATTGGAGATGTTGAATCTATCACTCTACTATAAACTCCAAAATCCTTTTTGTATTCGCCAAAAATAGATTGGTTTTCTATTTCTGTAATAGTCAATGACGGCGATGATCCGCTTTGGTAATTCTCAACGATTACATTACCACTTATATCTGCTATGTCAAAAATGATAGATTCGCAATATTTATTTTTAGATACTAAACCTATGTTATCCAACTCTTCTCCTTTTCTGTCTACTACAGAAACACTAATAGAAACATCTTTGTCCGCATGTACACCACTTCCTATACCAAGGCTTTCCAGATCTTGAATATCAAAATCAAAACCTGGGTTAAATTCTTTTAGTTCTTCTTTCATTTTTATTTTTTAAATTATAATAACGCCACCTACAAAGGAGCTGTCTGCAGATAATTCTTCGGGTATAAAATCAATTTCGACAGGGGTCACTACTGGGTCTGAATCTAGATAGTGACTGTAATAGTCTTGGTTATCAAAAATAGCGCCAAGAGCTGTGAGTTCTATTATATAATTTCCATTTTGATCTATTTGGTCTATATCAAATTGAATATCCTCTGTAGTTGCTGATATTCTTTCTCCTCCAAATGTATTGGTAACTGTAATTCTATAACCAGTTGCGTTCGCTACTTTTCTCCAATCTCCAACTATAACTGCTTGAGTTTCATTTCCGTCTACAACAGGTATTGGATTCCAAGAAACGTTACCAGGTTTTGCAAGAGGAAAGTAAGTGTTGCCTTCTGTACTGTATTTACTGTCGTATGGATCTGCGTAACTTGATGATTCATTTGTATATATTTTTTCAATTTGTTCATACTTGCCACTTTCAAATCTATTTGCTACTATAGAGTAAGCGTTTGTAGCTTGTTCGGTTACCGTTAAGATTTTATAAACAGTATTATCATTATTTATAGTTTTGAATCTATAAATACTACCCTCCTGAACGAAAGGCAAGTGAAAATATGTTTCATCGTTTACGTCAACTTTAATTTCTGATCCATAATCATTATTAGAACCAGAGACAACAGGCATTTCTATGATTTGAGATGTTTCGTTTATTCTCACATCTTGATCAGTTAATCCCTCGTAGTACCTCAGGCCTAAAAAATCTTGATAAAGATTGAATGATTCCGTCGCATCTCTTCCGTCGTTGGCAGTTTTAAACTTATACCATTTAGCACTGTTATCGTTTACTGAATTGAAATAATCAAGACGAGTAACTACATAAGGTTGATCTCCTGATGCAGCCGATATATACTTATCGTAAGTAGTGGTGTGCGTGAAAGCTTGTCCTGTAGAAAATATCCATCCCGTATAAAGAGTAGAGTACCATAAAAAGTGTTTTGTCCCTTGTTGTTCTCCAGTATAAAAAGCATATTGGTTTTGCAAATCTACTACATTTTCTCCTGAAGCTATACCAAAGACATCACTTGATAGAGTTAAATCATCAAAACCTGAAACATACTCTTTAAAAGTATAACTTCCATTTAGCTTTTTGTTTATAAAGCTAGAAAATTCAGAGCTCATGTCGAACTCTTCATACCTATGCCTTTTCAATAGAAGTAATTCGTCTAGCTCTTGTGTGGTCTGTTGTCCAGTTGGAGATAAAAATGTTATCTTATCTTCTAAATATTTTACGTTGCTGTCGGCATCTATTCTTTCTGAAAGTTTCACTACTCCTGATTCTGGATTTACATCTAGCACCTTACCGAAATTACTAGTCAAAGTCTTTAGGTCGTCGTCAATTATTACTAAATCTCCAGGCTTACAAAGCATACCTTCTAATCCAGCAACGAAATTAACAGTTTCGTTTTCTTTTTCTGCCGAATACAATATATGTAAGCCAGTTCTCTTTGCTTGTGATTGTGAAGTTATCCCAAACCCATTAAGAGTTCTTTTAAACAAACCTCTTTTTATTATATCTTGCTCGTTTTCGACATATTCTATTTTTGGTTTGTAACCGTCCAGTGCGTCTATGTAAGATACTTCTATAGCGTTGTATTTTGAGTCTCTAGGTAAGCTTGAGTAGTTAAATGTAGCGTTTACAACATTTTTATTATTGAAGGTCATAATTGGCCTTTTTATCATATCGTCCGAAAAGCTAACTGTTGAATTATCAAAATATATCATGCCTCTGAATGTAGAGCACACTAAATTCAAAGCGTCATAAATTTTAGTACCACGATCAAAAAATATGTTACATGTAAACCTAGCTTCTCTAGCTCCTGTGGCTTTTCCGCTTTTAGAAAATCCATCTGAAACGCCAACAAAATAACCGTCCGAATCTACTGCGTCACAAAACCTTGCTATTTTGTATAGTTGCCATTTGTTAATGTTTTCTGGCTTTAAGTGTTCACCTAAACCGTATCTTGTACTTGTTAACATATCATACAATATCCATGCAGGATTATCGGTCCAACCTATTTTAAAGGTTCCGTCCCAGTCTCCATTGTATACTCTTGTGGTCGATATTTGACCAGCTTTTTTCAGCTCATCTGCATTACTCCAATATCTTTTATCTGAACCATCCCTATTTAATGGAGAATAGTTTGATGGTATCTTGACTCTTTTTAGCCTGGCGTCATAACTTCTAGCTGGTATTTGCCCAAACGTTCTTGAGTCCAATTTGGTTGCCATAAAGGCTGAATAAGGATAATTAAAGGTAAGAGGTATTATTTCTGTAACTTTAGCTACGTTGATTGCCTTGGTTATTAATGAAGAGTTTCCTTCTGTAGAAAGCTTTGTTATTCTTATATATCTTTCCCTGTGAAGTTCTTCGTATGAATAGCTACTATTATATACAGCTGATGGAAGTTCAAAAGGGTCGCCTACTCCTCCAGAATAATTACTCTCAGAACCTCCCTCATCTCTATACATCTCCTTTACATAGTTTAGTTCAACCAAAGATTCTCTATTGTCTGGGTTGCCTATATCTAAAGCTGCCGTCCCTTCGATTAGGGAAACAATTCTGAAAAATCTATCATAAGTCCTTACAAATTTCCCTTCCTCATCGCCTCCCTTAGGACTTATATATCCTACCTCTATTCTTATATTTAATATTCCTGGTATAGGTGAGCCAAGGTAATCTCCTCTTCCGTCCTGCTGTGTTTGATCTCTATGAAGAGAGTCTACTAAAGCCTCTATTCCAAAAGTAACGTAACATTCATCAACGTTTGGATTTGATATAACATGTGTTATTGGCTGAGCTTGTTCGTCGAAGTTTTCTTTGTAACTGTTCCAGTCTGAGAAGTTGAAATAATTTTTGCTTGATTGTCTGATATCTTTACTTCCCTCTTCTAACGCTCTCAGCCATTCTTGTTCGTTTGTGTCTGGATTTCTTTTCATTCCAGGGATTGCAGTGTCGTAAGGAACTCTATAAGGACCATAGATACTTGTATTTTCCTTGTCGGCTACATGTAAAGATCTTTGTTTTAGGTGGCCATTGGCATCCTTATATATAGCGTCGAGAGTCCAGTTTATTAATGACTGTTGTCTTTGAGCAGGGTTGGTCGTAAATGGTCCAACTAACGCTTTTCTTATGTCTTTATCTAAATAAACATGTTTAAAAAACGAAAGAGGTTTTTGTTGTTGTGGTCCATCCCCCAATCTAGATTCAGCCAGTATATTAAGGTAGTTGTATTTTGGTGTGCTATCTAAATTAGATGAGTTTACCTTGTAAACAGTTAGTGAATTTACGTTTCTATAAAAAGCAACGTCATTCTCTATTATGTTTGTATTGTAAACCTCGCCAACTGCATCTATCCTCGCTCCTTGTGGCGACCTGCTAGCAAGAACTCCACTTTTAGTTTTAGTTTCGTATTCAAAATTGTGTAAATAGAAACCTTTAACTTTACCATTCCACTCTCCACTTTCTGGGTTTAATTCTGGTATTAATAGATTTACTACTCTTTTTTGCCTGTCGTTCCATTTTGGATCGTCTAAATTACAAACGAAATCTATTTCATGTCTTCGGACAATGGCATCTTGCACAAAAATATCCTTATCAGAAGCAGTGAAGCCTTCTATTACACCTGTAAATCCAAAAGCAATATAAGGCCCAAGTAGATTTTCTTGTGATTGTCCAGTAAAACGTGTTGCAAATTGAGGAGTACCTGCATTTCTGGATGAAACTATTTGTTTTATAAAATCAAAAGTAACACCACCAGCTGGTATTTTTACATTTAAGGACTGTAATTTTTTCTTCAGGTATTGATATTCCCATTTGTTTGATTGTTGATTAGCCCATACAGCTTGTATTTGATACGCTCCTCTATGACAAACTGCGTCTACTGATTTTGGATTTCCGTTTTCTGTATAGTCTTCCAAGCAAGTAGCATAATCAACGTTTGGTCTGTCGCACTGCGATTTTTGTAACTTGAGTCGAGACGGCCCTCTAAAACAATCTTGATTTATTCTTGATATTGACTTTTGAAAATCAAAAATAAAACCACCAGTTACACTATTGAATCGTTGATCTTTAATTCTGTTAGCAGATCTGTTTTCAAAAAATCTTTGTTCTAAATAAAGCGGTTGATTATAGTTTTGATTTATGCTGCCGTTGTAAGTATAAAATCTATTTTGTTTGCCGTAGATTTTATATAGTTTGCCGTCGTTGCGATAGGATTCAAAACCTACGTTCTGCCAGTGAGACAAAGGTAAATATCCAGGCGTTGTAGATACGGATGTTGATAGATTTATATTCCAGTTAAAGTCGTACTCTGTCGTGCTGATTCTCTTCCTTTTTCCACCTGACTTTTTTGCAATTGAATATTTAATATTTCTTTTCTTTACTCGGTCGTAATTTAGCGAACCAGGCCCACCTTCTTTTAAACTTTCAAAAAGACTTTTTACTCTTAAAGAGAAATCTAAGTTTCCAACTTCAAAATCTGTATCTGTAACTCTTGTTTTTGCTGGTTGAGTACTTTCTTCTACTGGGACATCATTCAAATAAACAGATTGAAGCAAATTCCTTGAATCGACAATCGTTCCAAATTTATTACAAAAACCCTCTATCGGCCCGTCAGATATTAAATCAACACTTTCGGAAAACTGATAAGAAGCTCCTATTTTATAACTCCCTAATTTAGGTGGCCTTAGTACTGGTGGTTTTGGAGGTGGCGGCTTTCCTCCTCCTTTTTTTGACCCAGCATAACTTGCCTTTTTTTCGAAATGCTTCATTTTATGTTACTTCTGTTACTGTATCTGTTTGTGCTATATCTCCAGCAGAATTATATGGATTTCTAACCATAGCTTCTTGAGGTAAAACGTTTTGAGGGAATGCTTTTAATGATGCTTGTATTACCTGCGAGCCCAATTTCAACCTGCCATAACCAATTGGTACTGGAGAACCCTGACTTGCTACGTTACTTCTGTTCGCAAAAGCGAATGACCTTTCTAACCCAGCTGTAGATACTTTTTGTTGTACTGCGTCTGGAAAATCAGGAGAAGGAGCTAGCAACATCGAAAGAGCGGTTCCAGCAACAAAAAGAGCGAAGTTGGCCAAGGCTCCACCAGAAGCAATAGCTGCCCCTAAAGCACCAAGACCTGCACCTATAGCTCCAAACACAGCACCTACAGCTGCGGCCACTGTTGAGACTACTGAAACAACTCCCGCAACGATTCCAGCAACTAGTCCATTACCAGCAATCAATGGAACTATCTCTATCTTTTTGGGGTTTTTAACAACACTTGGTCTCTTAAAATCTTTAACTCTTTTGCCATCTATGATCAAAGCGTAATGGAAGCCAAGCTTTGCCAGCTTATTGATTTTTTGTATAAAACCAGGCCTATTAGCATCTATAGCATCGAAAAGATGATTTATAGATCCCACCTTCAGATCTATTTCTTCTCCGAAGGTTTTAGACATTATTCCGTATATTTTTATATTCGTCATATTTATTTTCTTCTATTTTGTATTGGGTTTTTTTAACTAATTCTATATCAACATCTAAATTCTTGGGAACATGAATATAAAAAGCTTTGGTATTTAAGGAGTATATCATAAATGGTAAACAGCTATTTTCAGACATTAAAACATCATAATCAGAAGGACTTTCATCTCCAACTATATGGCTATGGAATAAAGCTATTGGTTCGTATTCATTTTTAAATAAAACATATTGTATTGGATCAAGTACAAATTGGTCTCTAGGGGTTTCCGATATGTTGATACACTCTTGTATTACATAATAGTCTTTCTTTTTGCCTAATAAACCGCACACTTCCTGAGAAACCTTTGACTCTGATATTTCAGATATTTTATCTATGGCGCGTTTTATTTGTTTTGTTTTGTATATCTCCATTTTTTAAGTTGTATAACTATATCCGTCTGTTCCAGGGAAACCTCCAAAAGGCATACCTCCTACATTTTCTAACCTTTGGATGCTTGATTTTGTATTCGCTTCTATTTCTGTAAAACCTCCTAAGAAATCGTACCCAGCTGCGTAAACTTTATTACTTGGCCAGTAATTAAATGTTCTACTATTTCCCGCCCACCCCTTATCATTGCCTTTAACTAGCAGGTCATTGCCGTGTCTATGTTCTTTCACATACCAGTTATTGCTTTTAAAATAAGGTTCCTGCCAAAACGAAATACATGATTTTATTGGATGGCTTCCAGCGTTATCAATAAAATCCTCAAGAGTGTCGTATTTTTTAATTATTTTTGATGACAATTGATCGTTATAAACTCTTTCGCCAAGCATCTCTGAAAAAGCATACTTACTTATGTATTTGTCCCAAAAGGCAACAGTAGCCACATTCATCCTTGAGTGAGTCCAATCATAAATATATTCTGAGCCTTTAAGATATCTTCTTGAAGAACCCCCAAACATAACTATGCGATCAGTACCTGTTGTATCTATATTTTCTAGAGTAATATTATTTTCTAATTCAAAAAACCTATTCGCTCCAGTACCTCCTTGAGCTTCTCCTTTGTTTATTCCAGATAATTGAGTTTCTATGACAAAGTTACCATTTACCGTTCTTTTTGAAATTGTTAGAAGCAAATCTTGACAATGAAAAAGATCAACATTCTCATTAACCAATTTAATATTAGGTATTAACTCTATAGTATTTTGTACGAGGCCGCATGCTATACTCGGAGATCTAGAGCTTGTTAGCAATACTATAGTGCCCCTTTCTCTTGACATTCCTATTTCAAAATACTTCAGCCCGTCTGTCCTATTGCTTGTTTTAAACAGATTGATCACTGGTGGTCCATTAGCCACCTCATCATTACCTGCTGATTCAGCTTGCCTTCCAAAAGTTTCAGCTATATGGATACTAAGTGTAAATGCTTTTGTTAAGGATGTGTCATTTCCTCCAGAGTTGCAGTCAGAACCAGCTCCGAAGCTTTTGGAGTTTAATGTAAGAGCGTTTAATATTTTTTTGTTATAAGTGTTAGCATTATTTTTTGGTCTAATATAAGTCATATGAAGCTTGCTAGCTTCTTGTATATTCCAGAATCGCTGCTGGTAAACCTCACTAAAACTAAACGAGTTTACTAATTCTATTTTTGTGAATCTCTTTTTGCACTGTGCTATTTTTTTTCCGCACCCATCTCTCTCCCAGTATTCGGGATATGATTCTGGATCGATTCCTCTTGGTACAAATTTTCTAGCTACGTAGTAAGTTAAAAGGGGTCGAAAAGCTTCTGGATCTCTTGGGTCTTGAATTCTTACTTTTTGATTAACTTTAAATACAATAGAACCCCTGTAGTAAAAACTATCCAAAGAATAAAGATCATTTGGATTGTTGTAATTAAAATTTGGCATCTTATGGAAGCTCCTACCAAGATTTTTTGTTTTTTGCTTTGATTGAACAGTTAACGGTGAGCCATCCGTATTTGTAAACTCCCTTGAATCGTCTCTTTCTATTGGTATTCCTTGGTACTCGCATCCAGGACCTCTATATTTCCAATAACAGTATTTGCCTAATATCCTTCTATTGTTTAATTCTAAGGTTTCTATATCTAATGGGCTTGTGAGTTCAAGCTCTACAAATACTTTGTTTTCTTGTCTTTTTTGAGACACTAAGTAAAAATCAACGGATACATTGGCGGTGGCATCTGACTCCCCAAAAGGGTTTCCCCCATCAAAATTCTCATCATCTAAAAATTTTACAAAGGTTTTTCTTCTTTCTACCCTCGCATTTGCAAAATCATTGTTATTTTTTATTAAGCTCGTTACAAAAAAATCTTTATTAGATATTCTAATTAAAGGTCTGTTTACTTTAGATGCGGAAACAGAAAACCCTTCTGTTTCCATTGGTATCGGGGCGTAAGTTTCACCTTGCCATATTACTCCTCCTCCAAAAACAGAACCGTTATGTATATTAAAATAAGATTCAGGCTTTTTTTCTACATCTGGATATATTCTATATAACTCAATAAGTGCCGTTGGTTCTATTTCAAATAGAGCCCTTGCCGCCTTGTCTTTGCCTTTCTCCATGGTTTTTATTACACTATTTCTATATAGTAATGCATAAAATTGATTTTTAAAAATTTAATTTGATATTAATGTTTTTTTTACCATAATATAAGTATACAAAAAAATAAAAATGAGCAATATTATTTATAGAGTGTTAGATAGAAAAGGTAAGTATCAGCAAAGTTATTCGGACTCAATTTCAGGCGGTTATTCTTGGGCTGTTGACTGCGCAAACCTTACAAACGGAGAGGTTTACAAGGTTTGTCTTGACGATTCCAGCAATACGGAATCCTCAGTTAAAATATACCCCAATAAACAAAACAAAAATGATATCTAATTTAGATTTTGAAGACGAGTCCGTTTTTGAATGTTTCCGTGATTTTTTATCGGAATCAAACCCATTCAACGGGTTCGTTAGTAACTCTAAAGTAAGACTCGAGAGTAGAGCTCGCGGATTATTTGTTGATTTAAAAGAAGACTGCAGTAATTCTTATTGCATGAAAGATAAAAACAATGAATTGGCCTTTATATTATTTGGTACCGTTGACGAGTCAGAAAAAACATTAATGATTGATTTTTGTTGTCCCAGTTTAAAATCAAAATTGAGCATTATTGAAAATTTTTACTGTATCCTTTGCATCCTTGATTACGCTTTGGATTCGTTAAATTTAGATAAAGTTTTTGCATCTTTAGAAAGAGGCCACAATGCGAATAAATACTTTAATTATCTAGAGAGAGCTTCCCTTAATAGAATTAAGGTTAAACATGTAAGAGGTAAGAGATACCCAGAATTTACTGTTACAAAAAATGATGTAAAAGAAGTACATGAAATTTATAAAACTAAAATTAAAAAAGGTAGATTTTGATGACAAAGAATTTCAAAGACTATTTTCTTTTTATTATTTAAAATCTTTCCCTTATGGCGATGCAGCTTCTATGAAGAGCATGTCTTCTAGAATTGAAGGTTCAAAATCTTTAATGGATGATCTAAGGGATAGCGATTTAAGTTTATGCGTTCTTGATAAAGAAGAGTATATGTTTTTCACCTTCTTCAAAAAAGAAAAAGATGGTATAAATCTAAGCTATGCTTTCCCCAATCAGGCAACAAGAAGGCTTGGTCCGCTACATGTCGGGCTTTGTTTTTACAAAGAAATGCTAGAAGCCTTTGATTTTTTTGGTGTAAATGAAATATACGGAGACATAGAGAGGGTGTTTAAAAAATCTAATTACAGAAATTGGCTTAAAAGACACTTAAAGGTAAGGTATTGTGACAGCGAAGATGATGGTATAGATAGAGTTTACTTTCCAAAAGACGAAATAAAAAAGCACTATGAAGAGTTGCAAATTAAAAATAATAGGAACAAATAGCTTAACAAAACACCTAGACGGCAAGATATTATCTGGTGATTGCGGTTTTTTAATAAAGACAGGTTATTTAAAAGAACTATTTCTTGACGATCAAAGGTTGGTTTTTGATGTTAAATCAATAGAGCTTGTTGATTCTGATGTTTTTCTTAAAGGTTTTATTTCTGACGAAAAGAAAAATGTTGGAAGAGTTGTCATGAAATATTTGTCATGAAATATTTGTCATGATCTTGTTTTTTGTGTATGTATTTGTATGTCCACATCAACACAATCCACCCTTTTAAAACAAGTAGGTCACTACGGCGGAGAAAGAATTATCGATACTACAGTCACTGGTAAGTTCATGGCTATTCATGCTCTTAGTGACTGCGTAATCGGAGCTGGCACTGTAGGGAGTATAGGTAATTTCGTTGGAGCCGATATTGTTCTTGGCGATGTTATAGTCGGAGAATGGACCTCTATACAAATTACTGGAGACGCTATCGTATATTACGCAGACTAAATGAGAACCTTAAGATTACTAGGCAACACCATAAGAAGAAGGTTTGTAGCTGTCGTCTTAGCTACTGGCTGTTGCCTTGGGCTCTGGAAGGATAACGTAACATGGGACGATGATTGTGTTTGGTTGGATGGTTGCGACGATGTATGGTACAACAACGAAACCTGGGACAACAATGAAATTTGGCCTATCTGTGATTAACTAACAATTTAAAGAAAATATATAAAAAATGGCACAAAACACTTTTACCCCTACTGGGACAGAAACCCACTTAAATGCAAGGACTGTATGGAACGGTAACGCAACCGATGCAGAGTCAAGACTCGGCGCACTTGAACTTGTAACGCCTCAAGTCTCGACTTCTTCTGGTGGGGTCTTGCCTTTTGATAAATCTCTCGGCGGTAACGTTTCAGTAGAGCTTTTCGAGGATATTACTGACATTTCCATTATAAACGTTAGCGATGGAGACTCTGGTTTAATTGAGGTTACACAAGATACTACTGGTTCTTGGACTTGGTCCGTAGGATCTCATATAGTTTTAGCGGGAGATTTGGCTGATATAGCTGCCATAACGCCAACTACTGGGGTGGCTACAATAGGATGGTATTACAACGGTTCAATACTTTATTTGTATGTCAGTGATGCAACATAAAAATTTATTTTAAAATGAAAACTTATCAATTAATTAAACTAAGCCCATTAAAGCTTCAATACTCAAGTGTTGATGGTCTTCCGTCATCTTTGACTAGGGATGCTGCTGCACCATCTACGCCAGATGGTTACGATTATGTCGAAAACTTGCCAATGCCAGACGACGCTCCAGAAGGTCAGTATTACGTTAGAGAATTGACGACGGAATCATACGGCTGGAAACTGGAGGATATTGTTGAGGCACCTATAGAAGAAGTTACAAACATTCAAATGAGAGACGCCTTGATTGACGAGGGTCTTCATGATTCAGTCGACAATATTATTGCGGCAATGCCTGAAACTACAGATCAAGAAATCATTGATAAAAAGAAAATGTATGATTGGTGGCACCACGCTGCCGTTTTTAGGCGTAACAATGATCGTATAGCAATAATGCAAGCAGCATTAGGTCTTACTGATGAGGAAGTTGACGCTATATTTCTAGCCGCATCACTAGTAGCTTGATTCAATAATTGCTAAAATATCAACTAGACCACAAATATCAACAGATAACAACGGAAATACAAAAATAATTTAAACCAATGGCCCAAACACCTTTTAATCCGACCCCTGGAGTATCTACGCACCAAGATTGCGTGGATACAATTAATGCAAACGTCACTGACGCAGAGAGTAGGCTCGGATCGCTCGAGTCTGCGCCTCCAGCTCACACTCACACGGTTTCAGAGATCACGGACATCGCCGCAACTTATGCGCCGATTTCTCATACACACACTGTTGCAGATCTTGATTCCGCACTCGCCGCCGATGGAACTGTAGCGACAGCAGATGGCGCTGGCAACGTTACTTGGGAAGTTGGAGGCCCTTCTGGCACTACACTTTCAGGCACCACAGCAAATGACACACCGACCGAAATCTACGTTGATGGAACACCGACTAATAGAGTAGATGTCGCTACTGGTTCAACAATTACCTTCTCTGCC